TCGAGCCGTTCACATCAAAGTCGGTGGGCAGAGCCGTCTGCATATCGTGAGCAAGGTCGCCCATGACGCCGTTGATGTCCTCTGCCATTCCTTCTGCGGCTTTGACCGCTTCATCGCCGTTGTCGTCAATGGAGCCTGCAAGACCCTTGACCAGCATTTCACCGACCCATGCCATCTCCTTCGAGGGTGAATGGATACCGAAGAAATCGCAGATGCCGTCCCAGATGGAGGAGATCCACCCAGACACTTTATCCCACAGCCATGAGGCAAGCTGGGTGATACCACTCCACAGTCCCTTGACGATGTTGCCGCCGATTTCTACGATCTTATACATCAGAGAGCCGAAGGCTTTCACGATGCCTGCAATGATCTGTGGCACGGCCTTGACGATCTCCACGATGATGGTGGGCAGGTTTTCAATCAGTGCAACGAACAACTGCACACCTGCCATGATGATTTTATCGATGTTTCCGACCAGAGCATTGACAATGCCGGAGATGATTTGCGGAATCGCCTGCACGATGGTGGTGATGATCTGCGGCAGGGCTTGAATGAGAGAAATCAGCAGGTCGATGCCCGCTTGAATAATGAGCGGTATCGCATTCAGCACCGCGTTGATAATACAGTCAATGATTTTCGGAATGGCTTCCACGATTGCCATAATGATATCCGGCAATGCGGCAACAAGCGAGGTCAGAAGCTGAATGCCTGTTTCGATAATCTGCGGGATGGAGTCCAGCAGAAAGGTAATGATGCCGTTGATGATTTCCGGCAGAGCGGCGATCAACACTGGTATTGCGTCCAGAAGCCCTTGCGCCAATCCCGTGATAAGCTGCAGCGCTGCATCCAGAAGCATCGGCAGGCTGTCCACCAGCCCTTGCACGATGGTGACGATAGCCTGCACCGCTGCCGGGATGAGCGTAGGCAGTGCATCCGCAATGCCTGTCACCAGCGTGGACACCAACTGAACTGCCGCATCAATGAGCAGGGGCAGATTCTCAATCAGCGTGTTCACGATGGTCATAAGCGCGGACACCGCCGCCGGGATAAGCTGCGGAAGCAGGGACAGCAGCGTTTCCAGCACCTGCGAGAACAGTTCGGTGACTGCTTCCAGCAGTGTGGGCAGCAGTTCACCCACAGCCGTCAGCAGAGCATCCAGCGCCGTGGGCAGAGCCGCCACGATGTTCTCAATAACCGGGGTGATGTTCGCCACCACGGTCTTGAAGGCATCCACCATGTTGTTGCATAGCAGCTCCATGTCAGCGTCCGCATCGCCGAAGCCTACGATGAGGTTCGACACGGCGGATTTCAGTGCATTGACAGAGCCGGAAATGGTGGCTTCCGCTTCCTTGGCGGTCGTTCCTGCAATATCCATGCTCTCCTGCATGACATGGATGGCTTCCACCACATCCGCATAGGAGGAAATGTCGTACTTGACACCGGATATCTTCTCCGCATCGGCAAGCAGTCGCTCCATTTCCTGCTTTGTGCCGCCGTAGCCGAGCTTGAGGTTGTCGAGCATGGTGTAGTTCTGCTTGGCAAAGCCCTGGTAGGCATTCTGAATGGAGGACATATCCGTGCCCATCTTATTGGCGTTGTCGGACATATCCGTGATTGCCATATCCGCATACTTTGCGGCTTTCTCGGTATCGCCGCCGAGGGACTGGATGAGGCTTGCGGAAAAGCCTGTGACCGTCTCCATGTACTCGTTGGCAGAAAGTCCTGCCGTTTTGTATGCGTTGGCGGCATACTGCTGGATCTCCTGCGAGGAGTCCTTGAACAAGGTATCCACACCGCCGACCAACTGCTCATAGTCAGCATAGGCGCTGATGACTTCTTTGCCGAGCTTTACGGCGGCGGCCCCTGCAGCAACAGCCACAGCACCGAGTGCCACACCTACGGTTTTGAGAACCTTGCCGAAGCCTTCAAACTTATTGCCGGATTCCTCTGCGGCTTTGCCGCCCTCCTTGATGGCTTTCTCGTTCTCGTCCAGCTCACGGTTCATATCGTTGAGGGCGGCTTCGGCATTGTTGAGTTGGATCTGCCAGTTCTGGGTGCGGCGGTCGTTCTCTCCAAAGGAGGTGGCGGCATTCTGCAGAGCCTTGCGAAGAGTTTCGATTTTTGTAGTCTGCTCATCGATCTCTTTTCGCAGCACCTTATTCCGTGCGGCGAGAGCCTCCACGGATTTATCGTTCTTATCGAACTGAGAGGTGGCGAGCTTCATTTCGGAGCCGAGCACCTTGAAGGACTGGTTGATGTCCGCCAGCGCTTTTTTGAACTCCTTTTCGCCCTCAAGACCGATCTTCAGTCCGAAACTATCTGCCATTCGCCGTCACCTCCTTAAATGCCGTCCGGGATAATATCGTCAATATAGTGTTCGTGAGCAGGAATAGCCTGCCCGTTATACTGCTTGTGGCATTCCCACAGATCAAGCAGCAGTCCAAACGGCATCAGCCACACCTCATCCTGGCTGAGATGAAGGTGGGCAAGGCCGTAATAAAGAAGCCGGGTAAACAGCTCCGCATCGGAGACCGTTACCCGACTGGTGCGTTTTTTGGGTCTTTCTCGCTTTCCACATTGCGCTTGGTGCCCTTATACAGTGCCTCCGTAATGGCGGTTTTGTATCCCGCAAGGTCGAGGGGCGTGGTCAGAAGCTCCACCACATCCTCGGTAAGCAGTTCCTTGGGGTGCTCCTTATCCTTGAGGTTGTGAATGAGGATGCTCTGATTTGCCAGAAGCGTAATCAGCCACACGATCTCTCCGATAGCCATTTCAAAGTTCTCGGATTTCATCAGCTTCTCACCGAGGTTTTCCAGACCGCTGTATCGACCGGCGATCTCCTTGGTGGCTTTGGTTGTGAGGAGCAGTGTGTACTCCTCGTCACCGATGTTGATAACTACGGTTCTTTCGTTATCCATTGTGCGTTACCTCCGTTAACCCTGTTTTTCGGGTGTCGTGGTATAGGTCGGCTCGTATACTTCCTTATACCAGTTCGTGATAGTCGCAGCGGTCACATCGCCCTCCAGTGCCTCCGCTTTCCACGGGTGCTTGCCGCCTGCGTCTGCCTTGTTGCGGCGCAGAATGGTGCCTTCAATGGTCGGCGTGGAAAAGGTAATGCTGTCGCCCTTGGTGGCAAGGTTCGTCGCCGGAATACCGAATTTCACACGGTACAGCCAGTAATACTTGTACTTGCCGTTGGACTTCTTGGCGCGGAAGCCCACCGCCACAGGGTCGCCGCCGTCCTCAGATGCGGAAATCAGCACCTTGTTTTTGTCGATGGTCGCACCAGTAAGGTCGGATGCCGCCGTAGAGCCGATATCGTCAATGCCAAGGGAGAGTGTGCCGGATTTGAATTCCTTCACGATCTCCGAAGCACCGTCGTCGGCGTATAGCGTCGCCTCCGCCAGTTCCACCGAAAGGTCAGCGGAGATGGCTTTGGCAAGCTGGGACGGCGTACCGTAGGTTTCTTCACCGGCATCGTTCTCGGTGATTTTTGCGTAATACAGTCTGTCAAGACCGATGGTAGCCATAACTTATTCCTCCAAATCGTAGATTTGCGCCACATCAATGGCGTAGTGATGGTAGCCGGTCTCGGTTTCAAAGCCGATGTACCGGCGGTCGGTAATATAGAAATCCGCACCCAGCAAGGCACGGATAAGGTCATTTTTCAGTTTGGTGTAACTGTCCTTTGTGAAGAGGGACAGCCGTGCCTCCTGCGTTTCGCAGCCGGGGGTGTTGTCGGCGTGAAGCTCAAAGCTGTCCGACATTGGGGTTATCACAAAATAGGTGTCCGGGGCTTTGCCGGAGAACACACCCGTTTCCACTGGAACACCGCAATGCTCGGCGATGGTTTGTAAATCGGATAGAAGACTCACAGCTTTTCCACCTCCTCATCCAGTGCTTTGGTCATAGCATCAATGCACTCCTGCCGGGACGCCGTTTTCGCAGGCTTCAGAAACGGCTTTGCAGGCTGACCGTGCTTGCCGTATTCCAGAATGTTCGCCAGTTTGGCGTTGCTGCCGCCGTCCGAGCGAGGCTCTGCGAAACCGACCTTGATGTCGTGGTTACCATCCCGGTTCAGCTTGGAGGGAGAAAGGCCGAGTGCGCCTTCCAGTTCGCCTGTGGTGCGGGATTTGAACTTTGTCCCTCTGCCGATAACGGAGGAAAGATTGCTCTTAACCTTTTTCAGCACGACCTCGCCACCGGCCTGCAGGACGGTATCTGCCACACTGTCAAAGTTGCTGCCGAGCTTGGATATCTTCAGAAGGAAATCCTCCGGCATTTTCATTTCAGCTTTTGCCAACGGTCGGCACCTCCTTTTTTGCCAGTACCTCAATGTACATTCCACGGCCTTTGACATTTTCAACAGAGATGATATTAAATCGCTCTCCGTCACAAATGAGAAAATGATCGGTAGTGATCGTCAGCTCAGGAATACACCGAAAGCGGAACAGGTCGGTCGCTTCGCTGAATGCGGCAAGGTTTGCCCAACGCTGTGAACCGTGCCGGCCTTCCCGGTACACACGGACGGAAGCGAGGACTTCATTCTCGGAATGGGTAAAGCCCTCGCTGTCCTTGACTTGACGGGTTTCCACGATGTCGGCAAAGCCGTTCATTTTCCCGAAGCTCACACCTGCCACCGCCTATCCAAGCGGAGCAGCAGATTGACGGTGTTCCACACCTGCTGCGCCGCACCGGTGTTATCCGCAAAGAAGCCGCCCGTGCTGCCGTCCCGGCTTTCATAGAAGTGGGACGACAGCATGATGACGGCTTGCTCTGTGGTGGCTGGCATGGGATTCTCCTTATAGAACCCCTCCGGGATGTGCTGGTAGCTTTCGGCGTAAGAAACAGCGGCGGTGATGTAGCTTTTCAGCAAGGCATCATCCGCCGTGTGTTCCAGGATAAGGTTGGCTTTCACTTTGGAAAGAAGCTCGTCCATCACCGCCGTCTCCTTCCTTATTCGGTTTTCAGCTTGAGAATCTGAACGGCTTCGGGGAGAATGAGTTTGCCGTCCACACGCTCCTTGGCAACGAAACCGATCATACCGTTGCCCGCGAACAGCTCGTTGAGCTGCTTGAAGGAACGGGTGCCGCGGTCGCCGATGTTGTAGTAGCTGTAATCGCCGAACGCAATAGCATTCTCCGGAGCATACGCAGAGGTATGAACCGTGTAGCCGAGAATGCGGTCCGGTTCGCCTGCCTGATAGGAAGGCTGCCAGATATACGCACCGTTGTTGTCCTTCAGCTTGCGGATCTGTGCGATGGTCTTGTCGTTCATGATGAAAGAGGCAGACTTGCGGTAGGGACGCTTCAGCGCATGGATGAGGGTGATGAGGTCATCGCTCTTGAGTGCGGCAGTAAGCGTTTCTGCCACATGACCACCGCCGGTTTCCGCAAACAGGCCAAGCGGCTGACCGACACCGGTGCCGTTGAGGAATGCGTCCTCCTCGGCATTGGCGAGTGCCTTGCCAAACTCGGTGAGAATGTAATCCTCCAGCTTGAACGCATTGTCGTAGAGCAGTTCCTCGGTCACCTTGATAGCGACATGGAGCTTGTGCGCGTCCAGAAGGATCTGTGCAAAGGTTGCGTCACCGAAAGAGAGTGCGCCGCCTTCCTCAATCCACGCAGCGGCAGGCGCAGTCGCTGCAATGTTGATCTTATGCTCACCGGATGTGGTGATGGTGTGACCGAGCTTTCGCATGATGTTTTCCTCGGAAAGCGTCTGAATAAGGCGGGAATCATACTCCTCGGGTACGAGGTAGCCGCCGTCAGCGTCAACACCCTCGCGAAGGACATCGCTCACCTGGTGGAAGTTGCTGCGAAGGGCGGTAAGCATTCCGGTGCGGTAGGCATCGGAAGCACGACCGGTCTTGGGCTTCTCATCAGCGGTGGACTTGCCGTTCATGGGCTTCTCGGTGATGGGAGAGGAAGTGGGTCTGTTCAGCTGCGCCTCCATTGCGGACATGGCTTCCATGCGCTCGATTTCGGCACCATAGTCCTGCACCTTCTTTTCCATCTGGGCATAGGTCGCAGCATCCTCATCGGAAAGCAGACCGTCCTTATCACGCTTGGTCTCCACAAATGCCTTTGCAGCGTTCCAAGCCTGGTTGCGCTTTTCACGCAGTTCGTTGATAGTCATATTGAATTACCTCCAGTTTTTAATAAGATTGAGCCGATCCATAAGGTCATCGGCTTTTTGTGTACGGTTGGATTTCGGGGTGATGGCGCATTTTGCGGCGATCTTCTCCATGAGAGAGTTCACCACATTCGCCTTGGAATACAGCATGGAAACGGCAGGCGTGGGTACCTCTTCAGATTCCGAGTTTCTCTGCATGATTTCGTCCGCAAAGCCGAGTTCCACAGCCTTGTTTGCGTCCATCCATGTTTCGGCATCCATGAGATGAGACAGTTTTGCACGAGACAGCCCCGTCTTGATCTCATAGGCGTTGATGATGGAATCCTTAACGCTTGAGAGCATCTCGATAGCTTTCTGCATCTCGTCCGAATTGCCGAATGCCGCTGTCATGGGGTTGTGGATCATAAGCATGGACACTGGGGACACCAACACCTTCGCGCCTGCCATAGCGATGACGGACGCTGCGGATGCGGCAATACCGTCGATTTTGACCGTCACATCGCCCTTGTAGTCCATGAGCATATTGTAGATTTGCGCCGCAGCCACGCAGTCGCCGCCGGGAGAGTTGATCCATACGGTAATATTTCCGCTGCCGGACATGAGCTCGTCCTTGAAAAGCTGCGGGGTGACATCATCGTCAAACCAGCTTTCCTCGGCGATGGTCCCGTTCAGGAACAGGGTTCTTTCCTGTGTCTGTTCCTGCGTCTCCGAGTTCGTTTCCGTCTGGTTCTTCCAATTCCAGAACTTCTTCATCGGTTTCTTCCTCCTTTCCGTCATCGGTAGGTGTATCTGCAAAAGCACCCGCATTCTTCAGTGGGAGCATATTGCCGTTAATGAGGTACAAGTCGCCGCCGTCCTCTGCCGGGATGCGGTCGAGGTTTTCCAGCTCCCGGATGTCGTTTGCGGACATCCAACCGTTCTGGCGGCCGATGGCGTACCCGTTCATGCGGCTTTGGTAATCGCCGCGAAGCAAGCCTTCCAGATTGAACTTCACGAAATACACGGCTTTTTCGTCCCGCGAAAGGAGTGACCGCTGAATGGACTGCTCCCAGCGGATGACCCAGGGGTCAAGGGTGTACTTCACGAACTCCAAGGACTGCTGCTCAATATTAGAAAAGCTCGACTTTTCCAGGTCGCCGACCATGTGGGGCGGGATTCGGAAAATTCGAGCGATTTCATTGATTTGGAATTTGCGTGTTTCAAGAAACTGCGCCTGCTCCGGCGAGATACCGATGGGCGTGTACTTCATGCCTTCTTCCAATACGGCAATTTTGTTTGCATTGCCGCTGCCGCCGAAGGTGGACTGCCAGCTCTCCCGCACACGCTGCGGATCTTTGATCGTGCCGGGGTGTTCCAGCACACCGCCCGGAGCGGCGCCGTTGGCGAAGAACTTTGCACCGTATTCCTCGCAGGCAATCGCCATGCCGATGGCATTCTTCGCCATAGCGATGGGGCTGTAGCCGACCAGACCGTCAAAGCCGAGTCCCGGTATGTGGAGTACATCCGAGGGATGAAGCGTTACGGCAAACTCCTTGTTTTTGATGGCTTCGTCCGAGCCACGGTAATAGGTGTAGTAGAGACGCCCATTTTCATCTCTGTCCACCGACATCTTGTTGGGCATAAGCGGATACAAAGCAACGATTTCATTTTTACCGTTGCGGATGATTTGCGCGTAAGCGTTGCCCCAGAGAAGAAGGTGCGTCATGAGGGTTTCCCGGAACACGAAAGAACTCATCTCCGGGTTCGGCTCATCGTGGAGCAAGCGGTAGAGCGGATGGTCGAGCGCCATTGCCTTGCCGCCGCTGTCCGTGTATTTGTATAGGTGCAGCGGCAGCCCCGCTACAGCCTCCGACAGGATGCGGACACAGGAATACACGGCAGTCATCTGCATGGCCGAGCGCTCCGTTACCGCTTTGCCGGAAGTCGTGCCACCGAAGAAAAAGGCATAATTGCTGCCCGATGTGCGGTCTTGAGGCCTGTCCCTGGATTTGAACAGCCCTGAAAAGATACCCATATAAACTCTCCATTCATATAAATAAAAGACCTCGACTGTCATAAACAGACTCGGTCTTGTCGTTTCCACAGCGTATAGCTCTGTCAAGTGCCATAATGGTCGCCACGGCACCGTCGATTTTCTCTGTGGATTTCTCTTTGTCCGGCTTGATGTTGCCTGCCGGGTCGGTGCGGATGAAAATGTTGTCCATCATCCAGCGGAGGACAGGTTGCCCGCCGTGGGCAATGCGCTGTTCCAGCACCAGTTTCATCAGTTCCTTGGTGGGTGGGGACATATCCTTGAAGCCCTGTCCGAAAGGAACGACCGTGAAGCCCATGCCCTCAAGATTCTGCACCATCTGCACAGCGCCCCAACGGTCGAAGGCTATTTCTCGAATATTAAAACGCTCACCCAGGCTTTCGATGAACTTTTCGATGTAGCCGTAATGAACGACATTGCCTTCCGTGGTCTGTAAAAAGCCCTGCCGCTCCCACACATCGTATGGCACATGGTCACGCCGGACTCGGAGGTCGAGGTTGTCCTCCGGTATCCAGAAGTACGGCAGGATGATGTATTTGTCGTTCTCATCTTCCGGCGGAAACACCAGAACGAATGCTGTAATATCCGTTGTGGAGGACAAGTCCAGACCGCCGTAGCAGACGCGACCTTCCAGATCATCCTCGCAGACAGAGAACTCGCATTTGTCCCACTTGTCCATCGGCATCCAGCGTACCGCCTGTTTGACCCATTGGTTGAGTCTCAGCTGTCGGAAGGAGTTCTCCTCGCCGGGGTTCTGCTTGGCAGATTCGCAGGCATCCTTCACCTTGTCGATGCCCACCGTGATGCCGAGGGACGGATTGGCCTTTTTCCAGACCTTCGGGTCCGTCCAATCGTCCGATTCCTCCGCACCGTAGATGACGGGATAGAAGGTGTGGTCGATCTTGCGTCCCTCGATGATGTC